AAATTATGCACTTGGGCACCGTATGACGAAGCTCTGCCTGTAGCGCTTCCACCAGCGAAGACGAAAGCCCCTCGAACTCTGTAATCTTCTTCATCTGCCAAATCCTTTAATCTTTTAAATTTCGCAACACTAGATGCCCATAAGTCATCCGCACATTGGATAACATCAGCGACTTCCGGCGGTATTTGATCGGCGTTTTCTTCGGCAAGGATGAGTAAATTTGCCCTAACAGTTTTGTCAATGGAATACTTTTTATTGCCATCTTTATAATTCTCCATTAGTTTTTTAGCGTCATCACCAACACGTGCAAGCACCCACTCTTTCATGCGAGGTGAGCGCACCGATGAAATTTCGCCTTCGGTTATTTCAGATACTAAGGTTTCGATTTCCGCAAGCTCGTGACTTGCGTAACGAATCGCAGACTCAGCTAATGGCTTGTCTAATAACACTCCGCGATCATTAATGCGCTCGTTAACATGATAATCCATAAGCTCATCAGAAGATAATTCCCTCATGGCTTTGGAGATCGCCCGCATGGTTCTGACATCTTGTAGGGCGTAGTTACCCATTTCTGCCAGCAAGGTGGGGTCTGTATTAAATGTACCATCTGCCCTTGGGATACACAACAGGCGAATCAATTGGTTGCCTCGGTGATCCTTACGCATAGATGAACTAGCAAAGCGCCCAACGTCCTCTAACGAGCCTGGAGCGCAGTTAGCCCGTGCTTGAGCAGCCGTGCAATACCACTGGTCTAGTTTAGGTGTAGTCACGTTGTAGTCACAACATAAGACGTATTCAGTAATCAAGCGATCAAAGCCTGCGTTATGCGCCCTGATTTGACCCCCTGTTTCGATGTAATCCACAATTTTTTGTGGAAAAGGCTCGAAGGGCGTCCATAATTGCACGTCCTCGTCATCAAAGGCATACGCCATGCAGATGACTTCGGTGCTTGGATCTTGAGCGTAGTTGTAAGAGCCACGGGTGCGTAGATCGCACCGTGAGCGTGTTTCGTAGTCAAGCCAAAGTATCATTTTGTTTCTGCGCTTTTCTTAATAAAGCTAATTGTTTGCGATCTTCAAGACGTCGTGTAAGGTATCCACGTCTTTTATCCTCACGATTTAATTGAATGTCAGCACAAACGGGGCAAAGCCAACTGACAATACGTGGAAAATACGTCCAACCAGCTTCTTTTTTTGCATCGCTTTCACTTTTCCCAGACTCATAAATAAAATCAATTGTTTCATTACAGTTAATGTTTCCGCAGTTATGCGTAAATAAATAGCCAAGTTTGGCTAACCGCGCTTGTTTCTTTTTTTCTCTTGGAGATACATAATTTCTATCAATTTCTTTAATCCTAGCAAAAGCACTTGGATCTACGGTACTAAAGTTAACTTTCACTTTATTGTCCTTTACTGTACTTTATGGGTGGGGCGGTATCCTTCTTAGTCCTGAAATCTCTGCGAGCCATAGAACTGAATAATGTCAACCACCCCATTTCTTACTCTGCTACAGGTTCAACTACAACTGTTTGTTGCGCGGCAATTTGCGCCATAGCTTGTTGTTTGATCTTATCAACAAGACCAACATTCAAAGCGCCAAGCAACAAATTGATTTCCTCAATAGATAATTTTAAATTAATTTCCATTTTAAGCTCCTGAACGACGGCGACGTACTGGCGCTGCTTCAGCTTCAGGCGCGTCTAATGCTTCAGGCGCTTCTTCTGCTGGGGCTTCACCATCCATACCAACCCATTCCAATACTTTAAAAACAGGGGTAAAGATACGGCCATACGATTTGTGGGTGTAATGCTCTTTACCAAGTTCAACCACAGGTACGGGTTTGGCTTGATCTTTTTCTACTTGCGTAGCAATAGCTACTGCCAAAGCCTGAACGCCTTTTTTACCACCAACCGAAGTTGTTGTGTAACGGGCTTCCATGCCTTTATCTTCACCATCAAGACACTTGATAGACATACCAACTTGAGTTTCCCAACCTTTTTTAGCACCAGGAGGCGCTGCTTCAAGTTCTGGCAATGGCTGGCTAACGCTGACCATCTTTTCAGCCAACACTTCACCATCACCCCATGCAATATAGCCATGAACGAATGAGAAAGGGTTGACTGCCCAAGTAGAGCTATCTTCGATTTCGGTCTGATCTGCACCAAATACCCAATGCCCTGTTTTGTCCATCTTAATGATGACGGTGCCTGCTGCGCCTACATCAGTTTCTATAGTACGCAACGCTGTAGCTAATGATTTTACTGAAGGTAAATTTGCACCTGAGAATGTTGTTAAATTTGACATAATTAAATCCTTATTGAAGTTTAGAGAGGGCTGCGGTAAGTTGCTGCCCGATTTGTAACACCGCTGGTCTTGGGTCAGAGTCCTCAACCATCGTACTACCACTGCTTACTGCTACTACTTGATTGGCAGGCAATTGCTTGCCATGCTTTTTCAATACTTTTTCTGCTTGTGCAGGGGATACTATTTTACTAACAATTAGATCATCTTCGGGTATACCCTCGTTCATCATGGCAACCAAAGCTTGATCGTCATCAACCCATTGGCGGGTAGCCCGTTTAGCTACTAATTTGTAGCCAGGGATAGGTTTACCTACTTCTAAGACTTGGTGCGCTAACCCACGCAGGTCAGCAATCCATTGTTCTAACGTATCAGCTTTTTTGAGGTAGCTCGCTATTTGAGCTACATCTAGTATGTCAATCTGTGCGTGTAGGGTACGTTCTACTGCGCCTGTCATCAAAGGACAAGTAGGCTTGGCAGCGCACCAACGGCAATGATCACCTGCAAACAAAGGCGCATCAAGCTTAGACGACAACTTAACTGCTGCTTTAAGGTCTGTTTCAAATTCTTTAATGCGCTGAGTAGTTGTAACCCAACGCTTTACACTTGGTGGTTGGACAATGATGCACTCGATTTCGTCACAATCATCAAATACCCATTGGACTTCGGGGGTTCGCATAGCTGCGGCTGCGTAAAACATAAGTTGATCGTTTTCTTCGGCGTCAACTGCAACACCTGACCCAAACTTCCAGTCAAGGATGATAGCTCGTCTACCAATACGGCCAAGCAGATCGGTGCTGCCAAACACATCAGGAAGAAAGTCACCGAAGCCAACACGGGTTTCTGTTGCATATTCCATCTCCTTATTAGGGTCAATCTCATCTAATGCCCGTAGTGCTGGGTAAACCTTCTCATTAATGAGTTCATCAGTTAATTTAATATCGCCATACTTCATGCCAATACAAGCTTCAGGCGTTTGACCTGTTGAAAGAATGACGTCCATGACGTTATGAAGTAGGGTGCCTTCGTCAGCGTATTTGCTAGAAGGTTTGGGTGGCATGGCAGCGCATAGGGCTACTGAACCAGGACAAGCTATGACCCGCTTGGCTGTAGAACCACCAACAACACGGGAATGTAAGACGGGAGCGTTCATTTTGTTTCCTTTACTTTAGTTGACTGAGATTCCACTATACATGAAAAATAAATGTTGTGCAAAACTTTTTTACTGTGATATATTTACGACATGACAAAAGAAACCGAAATTGAAAAATACTTCATCTGGGCTGTAATGTCCCTTGGGGGAATTACCTACAAGTTCAGATCCCCCAACCAACGCGGGGTAGCTGACCGCATTGCCTGCCTACCTAGTGGGCAGACATGGTTTGTAGAGCTAAAAACAGAGAAAGGTAAGCTATCTGCCCTACAAAACATCCACGCCCGCAATCTTAAGCAACTCAACCAAAACTACGCTTGCCTATGGACTAAAGAGCATATCAACACTTGGATGGCTAACGTATGAGATACCTATCTGTTTGTAGCGGTATTGAAGCAGCCACAATGGCTTGGCATGATTTAGGTTGGACGCCTGCGGGTTTTTCCGAGATTGAGCCATTCCCTTCAGCCGTATTAGCGCATCACTATCCCGATGTTACTAATTTTGGTGACATGACTAAATATAAAGATTGGAATTTAGATGGATCAATTGACCTTCTCGTTGGAGGAACCCCCTGTCAGTCCTTCTCAGTCGCAGGACTTAGGAAAGGAATGGATGACCCACGTGGTAACTTGGCACTCGTCTATTGCGGGATGCTTGACCACTTTAGACCGAACTGGTTTGTCTGGGAAAATGTCCCTGGTGTCTTGTCAAGCTCAGCAGGACGGGACTTTGGTTCCTTCCTCGGGGCGGTGGCTCAACTCGGGTATGGGTTCAGCTACCGAGTGCTTGACGCTCAATACTGTGGAGTGGCACAGCGAAGGCGTCGTGTCTTTGTTGTCGGACACCTTGGAGATTGGCGACCTGCCGCCGCAGTATTATTTGAGCGACATAGCTTGCGCCGGGATCTTGCGCCGAGCGCACCGCCGAGGAAAGAACCTTCCGCATACTTTGAAAGTAGCCTTGCTCAATACCGCGAGGGAGATATTGGAGGAACCCTTAAGGCAAGCGGTGGAGTCCTCGGTGAAGGAAGCGAAACTTTCCTAGTGCAAAAGGTTTACGAAACCCACCCTGCTGACAGCCGTGTTAAAGAGATGGGCGAAACTTGTCAAACCGTGACTAGCCGTTGGGGTACAGGCGGGGGCAACGTACCTATTGTTGAGGCTTATTCCATCCGTGAGGACGCAGGTGCCAATACGTTTAGCGCTACACCATTAAAGGTTACGCCTGCCCTACAAGCTTTGCGCCCATCGGTTCAATCACACCATGCTCAGACGTTTGTTGCTGATTCAGTCAAAGTGCGTCGCTTGACACCAACTGAGTGTGAACGATTACAGGGTTTTCCCGATGGTTTTACTAATGTTCCTTGGCGTAAAAAAGATACATCACCTGAAGGGCTGCGTTACAAAGCTCTTGGTAATTCAATGGCTGTACCTGTCATGCAATGGATTGGCGATGGTATTGATTTGGTAGACAAGCTATGAAATTGCGCCTTTACCAAGACACGGCGGCTGACTTCTTGTTTGAGAAAGACAGAGCCATGATTTTAGCTCCTGTAGGCGCTGGCAAGACGGCTATAACGCTCACAGCGATGCAAGACGCTATCAAGCAGGGAGTAGTCAAGCGTTGGCTTGTTCTCGCCCCTAAGCGCGTCTGTACGGATGTATGGCCTATAGAACAAGTTAAGTGGGCTACAGGGTTAACCCTAAGTGTTGCTGTGGGTACGCCAGGCCAACGCCTTAAAGCGCTGCGTAGCAGAACCAACGTAGTAGTGGTGAATTACGACAGTTTGCAATGGTTATCAGAACAATTTTTAGATTTTGACGGCATTGTATTTGACGAATTAACACGGTTAAAGAACCCATCAGGCGCACGTTTTAAAGCGCTATCTAAAGTGCTAACGCCATTCAAAATTCGTTGGGGTTTGACCGGTAGCTTTACTAGCAATGGTTTAGAGGACGTGTTCGGTCAATGTAAAATTGTGGATCAGACAATATTAGGCCGTAGCAAGGGTGCGTTCATGCAACAACACTTTATCTTAATCAATAAAGAGTATGGCGAATGGGTGCCAAGAGTTAACGCACTCCAGCAGGTGATGGAGATTATTAAGCCTGTCACGTATGTGCTAGACGCTGGCGAGTATAAAGACAAACTGCCACCGCTGCACACCGTCGAATTACGCTGTGACATGGACGACAGACTGCCTTACGAGAAGATGAAGAAAGACTTTGTCGTTCAGTTCGGTAGCACACAAATCGCTGCAGTTAACGCTGCCGTGGTGACATCTAAACTACAGCAGATGGCGTCAGGGTTTATTTATGACGCAGACGCGGTACCGACATGGTTTAGCAAGCATAAGTTTGATCGGCTTGACGAACTGCTAGAAGAGAACCAACATGCTAACACCATCATTGCATACGCATTTAAAGAGGAGTTAGCAGAACTTAAGCGACGTTATCCAAAGGCTGTCACGCTAGACGATACAGATGCAATTAAGCGTTGGAACGATGGCAAAGTAGA